CTTCAAAATATGAAAATTTTTTCATTTTTTGAAGGAGGTAACACATATGGAAGATATAAAAACAAGTCCTAAAAGTTTGCGTTCATTGGTAGGCGAAATTAATAAAGGAAAGTATAATTTTGATTTACCAATTCAACGTAGGGCTGGTATTTGGAAATCAAAAGAAAAATCACTATTTATAGATACTCTTTTAAGAAACTATCCTTTGTATCCTGCACTTGTAAATAAACATAGCGATACAAAAGAAATTGATGTCGTTGATTTTAAGCAACGTTTTACTACAATCGCAGCCTTTGCTAATGATGAATTTAAATTATCAAAGAATTTAAAACCATTAACAATTGATGGGACTGAATACGAAATCGCAGGAAAGAAATTTTCTAAGCTTGACGAAGCTGTTCAGTCAAGATTTAATGACAGAGATATTTCTATTATAACAATGACAGATGCAACCGAAGAAGAAATTGTTGATATTTTTGAAAGAATAAATATGGGACACCAACTTTCAAACGGACAGAAAAGAAGCGCTATTGAAAGTAATGAAGTTAGAGAAATTATTTACTCTATTGCTGATCATCCGTTCTTTGAAAAGGTTTTATCTCCTGCCCAGTTTAAAAAGAACCTTGACAGAGATATTGTTATTCAATGTTTAATGCTTGCAGAAAAGACAGATAAAAACAATTTTACTTCATTTAGAGATGCAGATATGAATAAATTTATTATGTATTATAATGATAAGATTGCAGATCCAAATGAAAAACAATTTGCAGAAAAGAAAATTGAAAATCTGCGCAAAGCATTAGATAAGTTGAATGAAGAACTTCCAGAAGATGTAAAAATAAAAGCAAGTACAATTCCAATGTGCATTTATGGAATGTACCGTATGGTTAGAGATTCTAAATCTACTTCTAAATATATGGAATGGTTGAACGAATTTTTAGCATCATATGATACGAACTTGGATTATTTGCAATACTGCTCTAATGGTACATCTAATAGCGATATGGTAAATGGACGATTGCAGTTCTTTAAAGATGCTATAAAGGAAATTGGATAAAAGATAAAGAGTAGTCGGTTGGCTACTCTTTTAATATGCATGTGTTTTGTTGAATTTATGGGTTGCAAACACTACAAGGTTCATATCCTTCTGCTATGGCATCATTTATATCAATTGCAATTTTACTATTCCATAAATACCTACATCCATCTTTATGATATTTTGAACCGTTTTCAGTAATATAAACGGTGTATGTATTATTTTCTTCTGAATAATCACTGTCATAATAAGTATCTTCATATGATTTATAAGATTCTATTTGTTTTTTAAGATCAGAAATTGTATCATCTTTTTCGTCAAGAAGCTTATTTAGATCATCTATTGTAGATTGTTGATCTTTTAAATT